GGTTTCCGCGCACGAGCACGAAAGAAACGCATGAGCACTGCATCAAACCAAACAAACGCAAAGACTTCCAAAAGTAAAAGGCTACTTGGTATTAGCGATGTCGCCCAAAAGCTTGATATGAGCTACCACGAGGCGCGCAACTTCTTGGTGCGCGTTCCAGTGGCTGAGACTGGCGAACGCGGCGCGCACCTTTACCGCCTTGAAGACATTACAAACGCACGCGAAGCCAACGCCATCGAGGCTGGCAATCAGGCGCTGCCAGGGACCAAGGAATGGCACGAGGTCGAGAAGATTAGGCGCCAAGTTGAGAAGTTGGACGTTGAGCTTGAGGGGATGCGCGGCAAGGTGCTTGACCGCGAAGACGTCCGCGCTGGTGTCATGGCCATTTGCCAAGAGTTTGCCAAACACCTGGATGAGCAAGAGGCCAAGTTGCCGCCGCTTGTGGCCGGCTTAACGCCAACCGAGGCGCAGCCCATCATTGCCCAATACAACACCAAAGTGCGCGATGCCTTGAGCAAATATGCGGCGAATTATTGAGCAATGCTGCAAGGTGGCTTTTGCCGAGAAAGACGCCTCGACCATACCTGACTGGGCGCTTGAGCATGTGCGCTTGAGAGAATCGCCATATGGCAACCAATTCAGAGCAAGCGAGACGCCATGGTTGATTGAGCCATTGGCCGCATTCGCCGACCCTAGCATTGAGGAGGTGGTCCTAAACTGCGCCGCCCAAACAGGCAAAACCGTATCAATGCAAGTGGCCACCGCCTGGGCAATCGCCAACCATCCAGGGCCAACAATGACGGTGATGCAGGACGAAGATGCCGCCAAGGATTTCAGCAAGGAAAGGCTCATGCCCATGCTTGAATCATGCGCACCTATTCGCGAGCAATTCCCACGCGACCGCCACCGCAAAACGAACACCGAGCTTTTTCTTAACACCTGCACGCTCAAACTAGGCGCCGCAAACAACAACTTTTTGCGCTCTTGGTCGATTCGGTGGCTATTTGGCGATGAGGTCAGCGCCTGGCGGCCAGGTATGCTGGCAAGAGCACGCGCCAGAACCACTCGCTACTGGAACCGCAAGCATTGGCTATCCAGCACGCCAGAGGAGGAAGGCAGCGACTTTGACGCCGCCTTTCAAGCAGGCACTTGCGAGCATTGGCACCTGGTTTGCCTTGGGTGCAATGAGCTATTTGCGCCGGCATTCTATGATGTGGTGCGATGGGATGCCAACGAGACGACCAAGCCAAACGGCTTATGGGATTATGAGCAAGTTGCCAAAACAGTGCGCATGGTATGCCCCCATTGCGAGCACTCACACGACAACACTGAGGCCAATTGGCGTGCCATGAGCCGCGGCGGTTACAAGGCAAGCAACGGCAACCCAACGCCCCGCGTGCGCTCGTTTTCGTTCAATCAATTAGCATTGCCGCCCTCAGTGATGCCATGGGCTGACCTGGTGGTTGATTTCTTGCGTGCCAAACAGCACGCCGCTGCCGGCTACATTCAGCCGTTGCGCGAATTTGTGACCTTGCGCCTTGCCGAGCCATGGAAGGCAACCAATCATGTGGACATTGAAAAGGTGGTGGTCAAAGACTACGAGCCAGGCGCCGAATGGGAAGATGAGGCCACGCGCTTTTTGACTGTCGACGTTCAAGCATACCTGGAGGAATTTTGGGCGGTGTGCCGTTCATGGTCAAAAACAGGCGCCAGCCGCTTGCTAACGTTCCGCCGTTTGACGTCATTTGATGACATTGAAGCCATGCGTAAAGAGTTCAACGTGGCACCACAGCGCACCTTCCTCGATGTCGGCTACCAGCGCGCCAGGGTGCTGGCCGAGTGTGGGCGCTATGGCTGGATGGGCATGAGAGGTGAAGACGTTATTGATTATGCGCACAACATCAATGGCCACACGGTGCGCCGCATGTTCAGCAAACCAACGCGCGTGAGTGCTACAGGACGCACAGCGCCACCAGTTTTTAGATGGTCAAACCCTACCACCAAGGATGTGCTGCAACTGCTAAAGAGCGGCAAAAGTCATCCTTGGGAAGTGTGCGACCTGGGCGAGATGGCCGACGAATATGCCAAGCAGATTGATAGCGAACGCAAACGCGAGGTGCTAGATAAACATGGCCGCACAACCTTGCGCTGGATTTCTTTTCGAGCCAATCACGCCTGGGATTGCGAACTGATGCAAGTTGTGGCCGCCTCCATTGCCAAGCTATTTTCGACCGCTGATTAACGCCAGGTGCGACACTTTGCCACCTTTATATAGATGGCAAGCGATATAAGCGGCTTTCTCAGATTACAGTCTGACTCATGGCTAACGACCCTTCAACAGAGGGTCGCTGATGCCATATTGTCTGGCTCTGTTACCGTCTCGTTTTCCAACGCCAGCCAAAGCGGCACCCGTGAGCTTGTCATGCCCACCGACGAGCTCGCCGCACAACTTACCCCCATTTTAATTGAAAAGGGACTTGTGACCGGCACCAAGCCGACTCGCATGACCTTTGCACGTTTTAGCAGATGAGCGGCCTAGTCGACCATAACGGGCGCCCCATCGCCATTGAGACCGCGCCAAAAAAGCGCGCCAGCATCACCAGCCATTATCGCGGCACTGAATCAAACCGATTCCGCACAAGCCTGCCTTACATTGTCAGCGACATAAGCAACACGCTAAACCGTGGCGCTAGGCGGCGGCTTATGGGTTTTGCGCGCTGGCTCTATACAAACAACGGCATGGTGCGCGGTGCGGTCAATGATGTCAGCCGCTACGCTCTAGGCACTGGGCTCAAGCCGCAAAGCCAAGCAGGCGAAGCAAGCAAGGCTTACGAGGATTATTTTGCCGAATGGTCAAAGGTTTGCGATGTAGCAGGCCAATTCAATTTTGCGCAAATGCAGCGCCTTGCGTCCATCCGCATGGATGTGGACGGTGACATTGGCTTCTTGATGGTTGGGCGCCAAGATGCTTTCCCGCAACTTCAGCTTGTCGAGTCTCACAACATCTTGAGCGAGGGGCCGCAATATTACGGCGAAGGCCATGACGGCGTGAAGGTGTCACCCGCTGGCCGCCCTACCGCCTACACGGTCAAGGATGGCGATGATTATCGCTCAATAAGCGCCAACAATTTTATCTTGGTTTACGACCCTGACCGCGTGGCGCAACTGCGCGGTGTGTCTGCGCTAACGCACGCCATTGACCACATTAGGGATGCCATTGACATTCTCGAATTTGAAAAGGTTGGCGTGAAGATGAACAGCGCCATTGGCATGGCCATCACCACTCAGGGCGGCATTGCCGACGATGGCACAAGCTTAATCGAGGACGGTTATGGCGCCGCCGACACTGGCACTGTGCCATGGGATACCTTCCAGGCCGGCATGGTGCCACGCCTAAAGATTGGCGAATCAATCGAGAGCTTTGCCAGCAACAAGCCATCGCCAGCATTCACTGGTTTCCTCGAATACTTAATTCGAGACGTAGCTCTTGGTCTTGGTGTGCCATACGAGTTCGTGGTGGAACCCTCCAAGCAAGGAACCGCTTCAAGGTTCATTTTAGAAAAAGCCGCCCGCCGATTCGAGGAACGCCAAGACCTCCTTACTTCCCGTTTTTGCAACCGTGTCTGGGGATGGGTTATTGCTCGCGGCATCAAGCGCGGCGACCTGCCGCCCAGTGAGAACTGGTGGCGCGTCAACTGGCAAGCGCCCAAAAAAATCACTGTGGACCTTGGCCGCGAAGCGCGCGCAAACCAAGACGCCATCAAGATGGGCCTGCGCACCATGCGCGAAGACGCCGGCGAACGCGGCCACGATTGGCAAGAGATGCGCGACCAGGTAGAGCGCGAAGCAAGCGATTTGTTGAGCCGCGCCAAGCGCTTGGCCACCGAGTTTGACGTCTCAATGGAAACCGCATTGCACCTATTGAGCCAGCGCACCCCTAACCCCGTTTTTAATAATGAGAGCGAACCTAACGCATAAGTTGGCACACGAGCCATGGGCCATTCGCCCAGAATTCCACAGCACGCTTGTTGCTGCCGCTGAAGCGTATCACTACGACGAGGAAGACGGCGGGCCATACGAGCCTCCAACACCCGAAGAGGTCGATGGCATTGCCATCATCCACATTCACGGCCCCCTGGGCAAGATGCTCACCGATTGGGAGCTCATGTTTGGGATGACGGATTATGACGACATTGCCACCCAACTGGCAGAGGCAGACGCCAACCCAAATGTAAACGCCATCTTGCTGCACATTGACTCGCCTGGCGGCACCATCACTGGCTTGCCAGAGCTCGCCGCCAAAATGCGCCGCGTTGAAAAGCCGCTTGTTGCTTACACAGAAGGCACTGCCGCAAGTGCGGCCTACTGGATAGCCAGCCAAGCCGACAGTGTGTTGCTCAGTCAAAGCGCCGAGGTTGGCAGTGTGGGCGTTTATATCGCGCTTCTAGACCAAAGCGAATACCTGCGCAACCAAGGCCTGCGCGTCAACGCCATCGCAGCTGGAGACAACAAACTTGATTACGCCGATTTCAAGCCATTGAGCGACGAAGCGCGCGAGCGCCTGCAAGCCAACGTCAACAAATGGCACGACCGATTTAAGGCCGACATCAACATCAAGCGCGCTGTGCCAGACGCATCAATGACCGGCCAGGTATATGAGGGCATGGAAGCCATTGAGGCCGGCCTCGCTGACGGCGTGGTGGACGACATCAATGACGTCATCGCACTGATGACCAACCTTTAAACAATCACCAATTAACCATGAAAACCATACTTGATTTAGTAAAAGCCAACGTCGAGCTCACTAGCCTATCAGGCAAACTGGAAGCCGCCACCGAGGCAAACAAAAACCTACAGGCAGAAATCGAAGGCGCGGCAGCAAACCACGCCGAAGAAATCGCCAAACTAGGCGCACAACACGCCGAAGACATCGAGGCGCTTGAATCAAAAATCAAGCTACTCGAAGAAACAAATTTACTTCTTGAGGAGCAAAAGATGAGCGCAGCGGAAAAGGCGGTAGAAATCGCCGCATCTGTTGGCGTTGAGGCACCAGTTGAAGAAGCAACCGACGAGCCGGCACCAGAGGCAAACATGGACACCCTGTGGCACCAATACAACGCCATTGAAGACCGCCAAGAGCGCCGCGCTTTCTACCTCAAAAACATTAAAGAAAGACTCTAATAAATGGCCAATACACTTGGAGGCATTAACATTGCCCAAATCAGCGAGCAATCGCTTGACTATCTATCAACTCAGTTCCACCCGCTCCGCGCATTTTCTCGCGACTTCAGTGACGACATCAGCGGCGCCGGCGAATCGGTAACCACCCGCGTTCCTTCCAGCATGACCGCCAGCGACCTGTCGACCGGCTATGCTGCAACGGACGTCACATCAACCGCCATTACCGTGACCTTGAACAAGTTCAAGGGCTACAGCATGGCGTTCACTGACATGGAAGTCAGCAAGGCTGGCAACTTCGACTGGCTCTCTAGCGTGTTCTTGGCGCCAGCCCTAGAGGTTACCCTTGATGCCGTAATGGACGACTTGCTCGCCCTGGTGCTGAACGCTAACTACAGCGCCAACGAGGTCATTACTGCCGCCAACTTCGACGTTGACGAAGTGGCCGACCTGGCAGCCGACTTGACCACTGCTAAATGCCCTAAGAGCGAGCGCGCGTTGATTCTGCCGCCTTCCTATTACGCCAGCATTCAAAAGGATGCCATCGTGCAGGATGCCTCTAGTTACGGCACCCCAGCCGGCGTGCAAGAGAACGCAGCCCAGCGCGTGCATGGCTTCAGCCTCTACGAATACACCGGCATTCCAACCAACAGTGAGAACCTGGCCGCCATTGCGCTGCACCCTTCCGCCTTGTGTTTGGCCGCTCGCCAGCCTGCTGCGCCTGCTGATGGCAGCGTCCAGGTTTCCGACATTGTTGACCCATCCACCGGCCTGCCTATCCAGCTCCGCACCTGGTATGACAACACCGCCGGCAAGCACTACTTGTCCATGGGTGTTCTTTACGGTGTTGCAGTTGGCAACGGTGCCGCACTGAAGCGCATCAAGTCTGCTTAATAGTATGGCAAACACTGTCCAAGGCGTTTTCTTAGAAGCCGTA